TTATCTTTTTTATTGTTAAGTAATTATTCTGTGGGGTATTGCCTACGTATGTATAATAATTCATATCATAGGATATATCGGCAATTACACCCGACCCGTTCATCACGAGATCTGATTCACTCAACACCCTGTCCCAGTCAACCCCGTTATAAACATATAATCGAATGAGTGACTTATTTGCGAACGTATCAGCGTCTACATATGCCAATGTGTTCCCATCGTCAGACATTTTGAAATCGTAAAGTTCAGGTACGTCTTCTATACGCACATAAAGTGAAGATTTCAGTGTCCAGCCATTGTCACTAAATGAATAGATGTAGGTATACCTTTCAGTGAGAAAAGCTACAATGCTACCATTCTTGGAAATGGTGATATCATCGACGTCATCAAGATTTAAGTTTAATCCACTTTTAGATCCATCAGAGTTTACTATCTTTACAACCCCATTGACACTGTCATACCTGACATATCTGTTAAGATCTCTAGAAACCGCAAATACGCGATGGTTAAACGGGTCATTGTCCACGAATTCACTTGGTGGATCCGTTGGATTCGTTAATGAATATATTTTTACGGAGGTGTCGTAAATAACTACACTTGTTTCGTCGTAGTTAAAAAAGAGCCTTGTTTCAAAGGTTGATGTGTTTGTATGAAATTGATCCGTTACAATATTGTTAAATGCACTGTCACTTGTGATGTTATAAACTCTGACAATATATTCGGTAGTAACCGCCCTTGTCACAGTAGCGAAATATTTACCCGTCTTGGAAATGTACATTTTTATAAACGTTTCTCCACCAAATGATAGATCGACACCATTTATCTGTGGCGTCGCCGTAAATAAACGAATGTCACGATTACGCTTGAAAACTTTTATACTAAACCCAGTGAAGGCCAATAATATGAGACCGTTATCCGATATACGAACCGAAGATATACCTAACACGGGCAGCGTCTGTGTTGCATTTACAGTATATGACGTGTTCGTGTTGAATAAGATAGAATTCACAACTTGTGTAACAAGTGCCTGATATCCTACACCATAAACATTGCTCCCGGTGTCCGTACTGTTTTCAACTCCCTGAACGATAATATCGTCGTAATTCTCAACGGATCTCGTAATATTTTGGAGTTTGATATAGTCTGTTTCATTGTACGCCTTTTTAATTGTCAACAACGTATTTGTGTCATTCATGCTGGTGTATATACCACCGCCGCCCCGGTATCTATACACTTCTACCCATTGTGAAGTGGAAACATCGTAAACGTATACTATACCCACACCAGTATACCCATTATTGTACGGTTCGTTGACGTTGTACACGAACACTGAGGTTCCTAGGTTATTTAGGGTGATGTCACCAATCTCATATAATTCTAGTACTTGTCCATAGGCAACCCATTCATTGTTAGAAAATTCGAAAATATTAACCTCTTTCGTACTATCAAGTGCAATCACGATTATGTACCCATTAGAAGATAACTTGACTGTCGCCCCCGGTGACGTCTGAAAAACAATTTGGTCTCCTAGTTGCAAATTTGTTGTTCTGTTGTATACGAAATAACTGTCGTTGATGACACCGGTCGTTCTTGTACCATAGATACTCCCGTCTCTTGAGAGTGCCACTAAATCGGTCTTAGTCCTGAAAACATAACCAGTTCCGTTCCATTCCCATAGACCGTGTCCGATTTGAGCGATAACGTCGCCGTCATCCGAAAACTGAACGTCACCCGACACACTATCCGTTGATCTTTGTACCCATTGATTATTTTCGTATCGGTAAATCCCCGACGAGTTCGCGATGACATTCAATGCAGGTGAGACGATACCATCGCCGTTGAACGCCGTCTTCCCTGTAACTTCGATGTTGTTATTGACATTGGAGGCGAAGGATAGTCCATCATTTGATACAACCATGATATTGGACGTAAGTACCTCACTCGTCTCGACTTCGTAGTCCAGTGTAACTGTCTGGACAGTATCATCCACGGGTGGGTCTGTCTTGACAACACATTCCTCAAGTTCCCTAAACTTAATCTCGAGGGTCACTTCTTGGTAGCACATGGCACAGAGTGGGATGGCGAGTTCCGGTTTCTGATAAAAGTAGAAGGGGATGTCGATGAACAGTTTACGAGATGTCGTAGCAGGTCCGAGATGTCCCAAGATGACACCACTTGCCACCGGTACATTCGATGTACGATCGGGGTATTTACCAATCAGTTTTTCAAGGGCTTTCTGCTTGGTCTGGGTGTAGTTGTGTTCAGAGTAGATCTGTAGATAGTCACTCGGAATGTGTTGAATTTTTTCATCCCCGATGTACAGGTCGATGTATTCAATCATGGCGTGACCGATCGATTCAATGTAACCGATGCGAGTGATTTCTGATTCAGCTATAGGATTAAGTTCAACATCCAAACTAATCGTCTTGATCATGTCACCTTGATCTTTGGGAATGGTGAGACGAACCGTCTTTCCGAATTCTGCTTCACCATCAACATCCAACTTTACAAACTGTGTAGTATAATTCGTATGTTTTTTGAATAACTGTACGAAGTGTGAATAGTCCGGCTCTTCCGTGAAGTATATGTCCTGGACACCCTTCGTTGTAAGCTGAATCCGACCAGCCATTACTACTATACCCCTTTAAAATTTTAAACCTGCGAGACCGCTCTGGATATGTAGAATGTTATAGTTGATGGCGTAGACCTTGACGAGCACGTCGTCCGTAGATGGTTCAATAGTGATTGTCATACGTTTGTGAAAGATGCGACTCATGTTCACATGCCCCGATGGCGTGTGCCGCTCGGGGTTATCAGCAAAACTGTAAACACCGAATGCGTACCCCTCTTCTGGACTGTTCACGTGATGCAGAAGGGGTTGTTCGTAGGTCAAGAAAAGATGGTCAGCATCGATGACATTCATATCATTGAAGTCCAACGTGACATGTTCAATCTTTACGTGCTCTTGACCTTTTTTGGCTATGAAAAGTAGTTCTCGGACAGGGTGTTTGAAGTTGACCATGAAGGTCTTACGGGTTTCACCTGGTTTGAAAAGAATCTGTGATAGCTGGATTTGAGTGATGAGGTACTCAAGGGGCATGGACTGGAGATACATTCGCTCTTCGTCACTCACGAAAACAAACTCTGTATCCAATGACATATTCTTAATGACTGACTGAACACCAGACTGAGGAATTGTTCCGTTGATGATGGCTTCCAATGGGTTAAGTTTAATTACGACTTCGACCAATTGTTTGGAGATGGCTGTAGTCGGTATCGACAATGGAGATGCCCTGTTAAAATAGAATGGGATATCGATAAAGAAGGTGTAGTCACCCGTGTAATCAAGAACTTGACTTCCGTGTCCATTCAAAAAGTACAACGTCTGTTCAGCGTCATCAATTGTGTTGTGAAGCTGTTGTTGCATGTACATGTACTCCCCTGTCACACGTTCGATAAGCTGTCCACCTATGTACAGGTCAACCGTATCTATCAATCGTGTACATAAAGATGGTACATATGTCAGGCCACCACCGGGTGCTGTCAAGAGAAACTTGACCGTCATACCCTTGATGAGATCACCTTTATTCTGTGGAATGATACATCGTAGCTCCTTTCCAAAGTCAATCGCACCATCGAAGGGTGTTTCGATTTGTTCCAGAGCAAACTTCGTGTGTTTTTTAAACTTTGTGAGAAAGTATGAAAAATCTGGATCACCTGTGAGCCAACGATCCTGAACGCCGGTCACTGCGAGTTTTGCAACCCCGGACATATCTACTATGTGTGAGTAAAATTTTATGAAATAAAACGGGACACTACAGTAGAATGAATCTTCAGTTGAAGAAATTCAACCCCGCGACCATGACAGATGATCGTGTGTGTGTCTTCATAGGTAAGCGTAACACGGGGAAATCAACATTGGTCAAGGATATCATGTTCCACAAAAAGCATCTTCCAGCCGGGATCGTACTCAGTGGTACAGAAGAAGGTAACCACTTTTATTCCGAGTTCATTCCCGATCTATTCGTCTACGGTGACTACGATCGTGAGGCGATCGAACGTGTCATGGCTCGACAGCGTAAACTCGTGGGTAATGGAAAATCAAACTGTGGAGCCTTCATGTTGTTGGATGATTGCATGTACGACAACAAGTTCTTGAAGGACACATGTATTCGCCAATGTTTCATGAATGGTCGTCACTGGAAAATCTTTTTCATGTTGACGATGCAATACTGTATGGATCTACCTCCAGCACTTCGAGCCAACGTTGACTACGTCTTTCTTCTTCGGGAGAATATCCTCCAGAACAGGGAAAAGTTGTACAAGTCGTTCTTCGGAATCTTCCCATCCTTCGACATGTTCAATAAGGTGATGGATGCTTGCACGGAAAATTACGAGTGTCTCGTGTTGGACAATACAGTCAAGTCCAACAGGATCCAGGATTGTGTGTTCTGGTACAAGGCGAGCATTCGCAAAAATTTTAGAGTTGGTGGTCCGGATCTGTGGGCGGCACATAAAAAGATGTACAACCCAAAGTACATGTCTCAACAGGAAGGTGATGCGAAGAAGGCGGGTAAAAAGACGGCATTGACCATCACGAAGAAGAAATAACCAGGCTGCGTGTTTCTCTTTTGTAAAAAACATACAACACTATTAAATGACGGACATCCGTACTATGAATTTATCCGACAATGGTGACAACGGTATGGTACCGTTGAATTCTTCTACGTCTTTTGTTTCGCATAATTCTGAGGAAAAAAATGTCAGTGAAAATAAAGTTACCATGGACTCTACACCTATTGCCGAACTCATGGGACAGCCCGAACCCGTCGAACAGCAGATGATGCCCACTCAGATGCCCATGCAGATGCAAATGCCTATGATGGCTGCAGCTCCAGCTCCTCAACCCGTGATGACTGAACCCGTCAAGGCTCCTGAGTCCAAGAATCCTTTTAACCTGACTGATCAGCAGATGCAGACCCTCATTGTTTCTGCTTGTACGGCTGCGGCGATTAGCACACCCGTGCAAGAGAAGCTTGCGACTATGATTCCTCAGTTTCTCAACGACGCTGGTCGGCGTAGCCTCGTCGGCCTCGGTGCGACCGGCCTCGTCGCTGCCATTCTTTTTCACATCAGCCAGAGCTATGTGCTTAAGGCTTAGGGTACCTGTTCCCATCCCATGTTACTGTAGATCGACTTGTCTACACCCAACATGTACGTAAGCACCGCACCGACTATGAACGCGGCTAGAAATAAGAGACTCACTTCCAAACTCTTTTTTCTATCCTTGCCATAATCCTTAATCTGCCCCTTCAACGTTTTGACGACACGCGTCAGACCTTCCACGAGAATGAAGGCGATGATCGTCGACGAAAAGAAGAAACCCTTGTCCACAGCCAGTTGAGGCACCTGACCCACGATGAGGCGGAGTGCGTTGGGGATGACGATCGTCATCAATGTAATGTTCGCCCAGTAATCCCTGGTATACATGGGTACCATGGGTAAAGCAAATACAAGAACCCACATGACGATTGCCGTGGCGACTGTCGCGACGGGTGTTTTCATTTGATGTATGCATAGATTATTTATCCTGGACGTGCATGCCACAGAACGGTGTTTCGTTGGGGATGGGTTCGTAGATGTTCAAACGAACACAGATGGCTTTGAGTTTGTTGTACTTGTCCCAATACTTTTCTGAGTGATCGTACTCATCAACCATACAGTGAGTAAGTTCGTGGATGAGGACATGGAAAATTTCATTCACTTCGCCATCGATGCACAAACCAATCTCAGCACCCTTGTTGAGATTGTAGCCGACCGTACCACGAAGACCATAGTGAGCGGTGATGGGTATGCATCGTTTGAGCTGCTGAAATTCTGTACCGTCGACATTATTTCTAAGAATTTCGTAGCGTTCCTTAACGACGCGTAACTTCTCTGGTTCGAACGTCGACATGTAGATGTACATATTAATAATGAGTAACGCTATGACGACTATCATTTTCTATATGTAAATATAAATTTGCTGTAGAGTTCCGAGATGTGACTGCCTGACAGGTTTTCCCATACTGTCAACATGAAACCACACGATTCCAAACTATTGATGAGACGATCCTTATAGGCGACAGGTTCGGACTTTGGTCCATCGGCGTAATAGGGTGTATCGACGAGATTGACAAATAATTTTTCACCAAACCCACCATTGCCATGTTCCTTTAGTTTGAAAAAGTTTCCCATATCGTCATGGAGAGGTGTCTTCATAATTATTTTTTCAGAATCTGGAATGATTCCAAAAAGTTTTCCACCGGGTTTCATTCTTTTTTTTA